ACTTCTCTTTTTAGAGTTTCTTTGCGATATTTTCTACCATTGGCATTTTCAGTTTCGGCTGTGCTGTATATACCCACAACATATAGGTCTTTCTCTTTGCCGGTGCCTTCTTCCAAAACCTCGAAGTCGTATCTAGTTTCGGTGATTAGGTGTAAATTTCTAATCATGTTATTACTCCTCGTCTTCTTCAACAACAACCTTTTTGGTTTTCTTTTTACTTCCACACACTTCAGATACTTCTTTCTCTAAAGCCAATTTATCTTTTAGATAAGAGTCTTTAGCTTGACTGATTTCCTGTTTTAGAATTTCTTTTGCGGAAACAAAATCATCCGACTCAAAGGAATCTAAAGCCTTTTTTATGTTCTCTATGTTAACAGGCATGATAATTCTCCTTTTATATGTTACTATATATATTTATTATTTATAACAAAAATTTTATATTAACTTTAGAATGGTTTTATTTAGTGGCACTTTAAACCAATTAACCGTCCATCCGGCATCTATTTCCTTATAATATCTCTCATAAAGCTGGTAGGTTTCAAGTGAATCAGATCCAACTCGGTCTATTTTACCGGCAAGTATAGTGCCAAATCCACTGAACAACTTTGGAACTTTCTCGAAATAGGACTCTTCATCACTAACATCCAATACAGTTTTAACCGTTTTACTAGCTAAAGCTCGTCTATGAAGCATGTTTATATTCCATACTAATAGATTTTTCTTTTCGAAGTCAACAAAGAATCTTACTTCTATTGGCCTGGCTTTACTTATTGAAGATAATTCTGTAGACGTTGGATTAACAAATATTTCATAATCTCCCAACCTACTTATATATTCTTCTTTTAAGTATCCTATAAACTTCATTATAAATCTTTGTCATCCTCTATTTTTTGTGGAGTTGGTTCACCAGATGAACCAACTGCAGGCTCTTCAATTGGAGCTTCTTTGAATCCATACTCTATATCATCCTTCAAAGCTTCAGAGTTAGCTTCAATCTCTTCTTCAGTGAAATCAAGATATCTTTCCATTAGAAAACTCTTAGAGAATTCTGGCTGGTTAGCTAGAGCTAGATAGTTTGCAAATCTTGTCTCACGCATCAACTGTTCTTGCTTCTCTTTAAAGAAGCTAGGTGGATTTAGGACAATATTAATCTTACTATCATCCAGAGAATATTGCTTCTTTAATCCCTTGAACTCCAGATGCAATAGAAATAGTTTTTGCATCTCGTCACAGAATCTAGTCTGGTGTCTTGACAGGAATGTTGCCCATTTTATCTCATCCCTGGCAATCTCACCCACCGGGCTATTTGAAAACATGATACTGCTTTCCTGATGAGTTTCCATAGCTGTCACTCTGCTCATAGGGTACTTTAAAGCCTTGTACAGCTTACGTTGGAAGTAGTTAATATCGGCTAATTCGGTAAAACCAGCTGGGTTCCCGCCCACTGTGGTTACATCTGAGCCTCTTCCCCCTTCACTAGACACAGGAATAAAAATATTATCTAGAATTGAGAATATTTCTGGACTGTTGGTCAAGTTACCCGTTTGTGGGTCATAGGTTGGTCTTTTTACCATCCTGTTTTTCTGGTCTTCCACATACTTTATCGCTTTCTCTCTTGGCATCTGCCCCACATCAATCTTATAAACTAGTCTTTCTGGGGCTCTCACTATTCTGTATATTATTACAGATGTTTCTAATAGTTTCAATTGGTTATATGGAATCTTAGCTTTATCCAGATATCCAATGATATCATATCTATTTCTACCATAAACTCCATAATCTATGAATCCAATTTGCTCTGGATTGAAAATTACTACACCTTCTTTTTCGGTTTCCTTTGGACCTGGCCTTTTAGCTGAATCTTTTAAGTATTGAAAATATCTATTTATTTTTAGAGTTTTAGGATCGTATTCAAAGTCCATACTTTCACTAGGTAGTTTCTTTATTCCGATTATACCCTCACCTGGTTTATTCCTGTTTATCAAGCGTTCATAGAACAATCTACCATCTATGAAATAGGTTCGCATCAGATCTGATATTATGTTTGATATCTTTATTCTATTATAAAATAACAACTCAAACTCTTGCTCCAGATTTTTGACAATATTATCATTCTTTCTAAGGTCTTCATCTATGATTTTTATTTGTAAGATTTTACCTTCTAAGTCCTCTTGAGTGGATTCAATTACAGCGTCCTCTACAACATCTGAAATTTCAGGCATTTGTGATATATTACGATAATTTGCAATCTTATCTACCTCATTTTTAAAAGCTGTGTTTACGTAGTTATTATAGAACATGTTGAAACTACTCAAACCTACAGCTGATATTGGACCACCAGTATATTCAAACCCCTCACCTGATACACTCTCTAGATATTTGTCCGATACGGAGCTAGCTCCTTTTTTAGCAAAAGCTTTGAGTGACTCATCTAAACTTGGATAACGCCACGCATTGCGGATCAAATTGATAATTCCCATTATTTCTTTCCTCTCATTATGGACTCGTTTGTAACCACCATAAAATTATACCCCATTCTTTCACAATATTCTTTTGCTGACTTCCATTTTGACTTGTTTACAAGATAAGTAGCTTGCTCGTCTAGTAAAGACTTCCTTTTACTATATTTAGGTGCCTTAGTTTGTCTTTCTGGTTTTAGCTCAATTATAAATGTTTTGTTATTTACCATGATTATAAAATCCGGCCAGTAATTTACTATTTTCCTTTTTATAGGATGATAGTATGATATTGATAGATTTTCACTCGACCAGGATGTAATATTTGGATTGTTGTCACACCATTCAGCAAACATTCTTTCATACTTCGATCTCATAACTATAGGCACATTTCCTCTATATTTTTCTATATTTTTAGGTATAAATAGAGTATGTAGTTTTGGATTATATTGAGATCTTAGCCATGACATTTATCTTGTACGCCTATTTCTATTGTTCATAATTGAAGCCAATTCACCCTGCCACTGTTTCATCTTAGACCAAAAACCAATTCTCATTCTATTACTATAGTCAGCAGCCAACGAACCAACCACTTCCTTTTCTACATTTTCAAGTGGAATAGATCTCAGTCCTTTTATATAATAACTTGGAGAGTAGAAATATCTTCTAGTTGCAAATGCTAGCTCAGGCCATCTACTTTTTAACAAACTCCACGTTATTCTTACATTTCTTGTAGTATATAAAGAGTTCACCCATTGTTCGACAAACTGCTTTCTATAGCTCCTGCTTATATAGTTTAGGTTGATTGCCTGGATAAAACGCCATTGTCTTTTAGTTGTTGGATGTGTACCTTCTACCCAATATAGAAAAATGATTAGTGGTGTTGGGTCATGTTGATACGCCGAATAGGCGAATTTATAAATCCGGCCAGAATTTAACATGACACCATGTAATCTTCTATTGAATTTGAATTTTAATGCCATGAACTAGTTCCAGTTATGTTCTTATCTCCCAATCGCCTTCTAACATTCTATCATATAGACTTGCCTTTATTTCACTGTGTTTATTTTGTGTCTTTATATAGTTTAGAAAAGCGTGGTAACATATTTGTGTTATATAAGAAAATGGATTGCTTGATTTTGTATGGTCGAAGTTCTTTAAATATTTTACACAAGTAAGAACACCATCAGCTACCAAATCATCTCTCCAGGTATATCCAGCGAAGCTGCCTCTACTAGAGAAGTTGTTTGCAATTTCTAGTATCATTTCACCTAGCTTTTCTGACATTACTCCACTGTCTTTATAAATTTTAATCTCCGATAGTAGATCTTTGTTATTCACATAGTTCTTTTTACTCGACATCATATCTCCTTAGTATTGTTTTTATTAATTATATCATTTTTCAATATAAATGTAAAGTAATTACTTAAACAGATGGACTCACACTTGGGCTCTTACTTGGGCTCACACTTACACTAGGTGATACACTTGGGCTCTTACTTGGGCTCACACTTACACTAGGTGATACACTTGGGCTTATACTTGGGCTTATACTTGGGCTCAAGCTTGGACTAGGTGATACACTTGGGCTTATACTTGGGCTCACACTAGGTGATGGTGAAGGACTCAAACTTACACTTGGGCTCACACTAGGTGATGGTGAAGGACTGATACTTGGTGATACAGAACTCATCACATATCTTACCATGACCACACCAGTTGATGTTTGATAAAAATCCCCCGGAAGTAATCCACCTGCCTGAGCTGCTGCATTATCAGCGTATACGGGTAAATCAGCAATTGCTAATTTAGAACCTGGAGACGCAACACCTATACCAATATTACCATTACCCTTGATATAGAATAGACCGGCTGCAAAGTTTGATACAGTAAGTACAGTTTCAGTGTCGGCCAAAGCTTGATAGGTTGTGCCATCTTTTTTTGCTCCATTGATAACAACAGCGGGATATGTATTATTTGGGTCGTCTGATCCTATTGTAGCTGAAAGACGTAAAGCTGGATAATCATCATCACTTAAACCTTGTATGTCTAGTCCACCAAAAAATGGTGATATTGGATTCAATTTACCATAAACATTTGTTCCAGCTATACTTGTCATACCATGGGCTACACTTGCGTTTGACAGAGCCAAATTACCATCTCTTATATCAACTTTTTCCGATGGAGTATCAACACCAAAACCAACATAACCACTACCTAAAGCAGTAACTATATTGTTGCTAATATAGTTACTCAATTGAAATACTGTTTCTCCACTGTCAAGAGATTGTAAACTAGTACCACTCTTTTTAGCGCCTATTAGAGAAATTGCTGGAGTTGTGTCGGTTGGGTCGCTTGATCCTATAATAGCATAGAGAGCAAATGGATTTATATTATCATCTGACATAGCGGCAATCAACAGACCACCAGCCCCCGGATGAACTGTCTGGAATAATCCATATGTATTTGTTGGAGCTTGGCTGGTCATTCCATGGTTAACATTCGAGTTGGATAGGAAAATACTACCATTCCACACATCTAGCTTTGCACCAGGGGCGCTTGTAGTGCCTATTCCAACAAATCCAGTTCCTCCACCATTCAATAGAATATTACCAGTGGCGTCACTAGTTGTATTACAATCTATTCTAAAATTATTAGACGAGTCATTCCAAATTGAAGATCTTCCAGTTTGTGTTGTGTTTACAACTCCAATACCATAAGCATATGAATTGGCTGTTTGTACAACTGATAATCTGTAGCTTGGAGATCCACCTATTCCTACATTTCCATCACCATTTACTGTAATACCTTCTATGTTTGTGCCCAGATTCCAACTTTCACGGGTTCCAATAAACAGTTTGCGATCAGATGATGTAGTATTATGAATATATCCGATTGAAAAGGCTTGGTTATCAGCATCGGATGTGCCTATAAGTATACGAAATTTGTCATTGGCAGTCATACTTGGCTTTATAAAATTTGCTGCATACATTCCGGCCGTACTCACTGTTAATGGTACAGTACTATCAGCCGGAACAGCTCCAATACCAACTACACCAGCAAAGTAATTTCTACCTGTACTGGTTTGATATATACCATATCTTCTACTTACTAAACCAGATCCAGTATGAGTAGCAATGTATATGTCATACATATCACCAATTAAACCAGAATATGAATAAGAGTTCAACACTAGACCGGCAACACTTGATGTTACAGGAGATACAGCATATCCGTTTTGATGACCAAAAGATATACTAGACCCATGTAACGTATACAAAAGTCACGAGTCTCCCGACATAGAAGAATTTCTAAAAACATCTGATCTATAACCACATATAGCTGAAGAGTTTTCACCCCCCGAACCAATGCCCACATGAATACTATTTAAAATACCATCATATGAAAGTCCCACACTTGCGCCAGATGAATAAGAGGGTTTATTTAATAGATATATTCCAGCTGAACCATCTGTAGGTGTTGT